ACCTCTTCAGCGGTCTCTTCTGCTTTCTCAGCAGTTTCTTCCACCTCTTCAGCAGCCTCCTCTACTTTCTTAGTAGCTTTCTTCACTGCTTCATCAGTGATGAAAATCGAACCTGCTGAATTGAAGCCTGTCAAGAGTCCTTGAACAAACTCTTGATCAGGTTCATAGCCTTTGCGTGGAAATACATCATCAATTTTATATTCATGTTGTTCTGTGTCACGCATGTCCTTGAATGGACGGATTACTGTATAGGTCATGTGATACCTCCTTACGCTACAACATCAGTGTATGTGCCGAATACACCAGCATCTTCATCTGTTTTCTTAATGTCAAAACGTAAGTAAGAAGCAAGGTTCTTACCGAAGCGATGGTTGTCTTCCCAGTTGACACTCAACTCCATGCGGTCAAATAATGTAAGGAAGTATTCAACATCTCCGATGAAGTATTTCATATCTCCTTCTTGACCTAATAGGGTATCATCGACAGGGTAGATTGTTTTCCCAGAAAATGAATATCCTGTTGGAGAAGTGATGTCAGGTTGAAGCATATAGCGTCCTGTTTTGTCTTTTACTTTGTCCAAAGCGTTGAACATAGAATCAGTAACAACAAGAGACTTTTTATAAACAGATGAAATCTTAGTGTTCAAGATATCCTTAAGTCCATCATATCCACTAGCATTTACAACTTTAGCTGTTTTCAAAACATCTGCAACAATAGCCAATTTGGTTTGTTCATCTTGATCTTGAATGTCATCTTGCATGATGCCAATTAGATCATATTGAGCATCATCAATCGCTTCACGAGAAAGAGGGATTTCACCACGATATGTTTTGATTTTGTAATCAACCTCTTTGATTTTTGTTTTTCCTAACTCTGGATTTTCTTCAAGTTCTCCAACTTCTGTCATTTTGCGATTTGATTTTTTGGAGACTGGATAAGAACCAGATCCACTTGTTACTTTTACAATACGTACAAGGTTAAGTAATGGATTTTGTCGTTCTGGTGTTTTTTGTGGTTGTAATACTTCTTTAGGAATGATGGCTCCTACATCAGTAGTCTTGACACCATCACGTTTTTGACCCAATGAGCGAATGTATGAGATGACTGCTTCACGTTTTTCCAATTTTTTTCCTCCACGTTGCTCCCCGTCTGGATAAGTTGGAGCTTTCCGATTTTGTTCATCAACTTGTTTTTGAAGTTCTTCGATTTCTTCTTCAAGTTTTGCTTTTTCAGCTTTTTTTTCTTCCAATTCTTTTTGGATGTCTTCAAGGCTCTTTTCAACCGTTGAAACTTCTTCTTCAGTTTCAGCACGGTCCAATTTTTCTGCTTCGATTGCTGAACGGTTGTTCAATTCTTCAATTGCTTCTTCCAATTCAACAACCTTGCTTGCTTTTGCACGCATGCGTGCGCCATAAATCAATGCTTTGTTCATAGATTGTATTTCTCCTTAATTTTCATTTTGCGTTCATTTAACGCTTCAACATTCGCACGTTTTAGACATTCAAAGTCTTTCTTCCGTGCAGCAATTTCAGTTTGTGGATAGGCCGGGAATGTGCAAGGACTGACCTCAAAAATTTCAAGCTCTAGCACGGTATCAAGATAAGAACCATCTTCACGCTCAATGGTATCGACCTTGATTGGCATAAATCCAAAACTGCATCCAACAATATCCCCACGCTGTACACGGGCATAAGCTCCCATAGCGTCTGGATCATTTCTGTTGATGATAATGTCACCATAGAGACCTTTGTCATCAACTTTGAGAATCACTGTGCTGTTTCCTGTGCGCCCTAAAACTAGGTTATGGTCATGATTGAACAATGCACGGATGTCAGCATTCTTGATTGCTTCTTCCACTCCTGCACGTTTGATCACTTCAAAATAACCTGGCCACAGCTCAGTTTCTTCATCGAACCGGATGAAGTAACCACTCAAAATCAAGTCACCAGATTCTTGTTCTTCTCGTGTCTCAAATTGAGTAGCGATGTATGAATTACGTTTCTTCACTGGCATTTCCTCCTTCCTTGTTTAGTTTGCTCTGATTGCCTAACTCGCCTTGTGGCAGATAGTTTTCAAGAACAATAATTTCATCCATTTCAGGATCCGGAGTCATACCAACCCAATCTCTCCACTCATTTCTACGCATTGCAGCACTGTTGGTCATTTGTTGAGCCACAGTTGAAAGCTCTGTGATGTCGTATGAGTACAATGAGCGTGGATTGAATTTGAAGTAGCGTGTGGTTGAAGTCAGTAGGTCTCTCGTAAGTGTCTGAGTTATCGTTGTTGCGATGCTCATGATAGTAGTATTCACAAAGTTGTTGTATTCTTCTTTGTTGAAATCTCCTACGCCCAAAACAAAAGCCGGAACTCCTAACATCCCAGCTACTGTCTTCTTATCGATTTCTACTGATTCATTCAAAGCGATGTCATTCAGACTCAATGGCTTCACTTGTTCCACTTCCAGCAAAGCTTCTGGAACAATCCAAGGTTCACCGGACTGGCTGGTGGTCAGATATTTCTTAGCGACCTTCTCACGGCCTTCCACTGTTCCAAGTTCATCACTTGATGAATCCACCTTGATAATAAGGCTTGGAATGTTTTTTCCATTCATGAAGCCTTTCTTGGTCTGTGTAGCCATGTTCAAATTGCGAACAATATCTTTCAAAGCAAATCTAAAACCGGTCCCAATATAAGGCCGGTCTGGATCTGGATTGATGGCAAAGTGGACCACTTCATCTGGATTGAAATCAGTGTCCCTAAAATGGATCATGTATGTCAGATCATTACTTTTGAACGACACTTCTGACATTGGGAACGGTCTGAGATTGCTGATGTAGTCTGTCATTGGATCATATTCCACATGTAGGACAGAATTTCCATCACCAAACAAAAGCAAGTCTCTGACAATCTTGAAGATCCATGATTTTCTTGTCATGTGATCACAAGGGTTGATGTCAATCTTACGGGCCAACCCGTCCTTGATTCGTACATCACCGGATTCTGTATTTTCCATGAGCTGAATAGTCATGTTTGAAACCATGTCAGCGATTTTATTGACTGCCATGATCACATCTGGATTTCTTGCTAATGGTATATAACCATCGCCATCATACATGATGCCTAAATCAGAATTGCCAAAGCTTGTGAACATCGTCTGAGACTTCCCACGCTTGAATAATTTGTCAAAGATTCCCATATTTCTCACCTCCTTTCTATCTAATCAAAGTAAGCCATCACATTCTTATTCTTACCAAGGTTAGCAAGTGCCTGAATACAAGCGAAGACACTCGCATCAAACAAGTCAATTCTTGCTGTACCGCCATCCCCGTCCAATTTCTCATACTGGACAGCATCATCTACTTTCTCAATGGCTCTGACATTGCTGACACAATACTCATAAGCGTCCGAATGCACATAATAAAATTCTTTATTCTTCACTTTCAATTCAATTCTTCGAAATCCCTCTGATTTCAAATAGAATAGCTGAGGCTGGTCAATCATTTTGAATTTAGCTTGCTTCATTTTTAGCATGAACTCTCTACCAAATTTCCTGTCCATACCGACAGCAGCAATTTTGAAGCCCTTCTGTCTCATCTCTATGAACCATTTAACAATGTCATCATAGAGGACTGTTGGAGTGTTGCTCATTGTCAGCCATCCATCTGATTGCCACCCAAATAGTGGGATGCCATCGTCATTGGCTTTCTTCTGAGCGTTGACACGAGGGAAGAAAGCGTGTGTGATGCAGATATCAACATCTTTTTCACCGTCATTGTACACCCCATAAAGAGCAGCAGCGGTCAAGTCATGCAGTCTTGAAAGGTCAGCCCCTCCATACCAACGAATAGGAAGCCTTGCAAGCTCCTCAATAGTCCAGTCATAGCAGTCATCACTAGCAATGAACTCATCAGGATTGAAATAAGCGTTCATTGAATTGGTGAAGACATTCAGTGTCTTATTGAAGAACTCATTTCTGGTCTGTGGATCATTCAAAGCTTGTTCTGCTTCTTCCTTGAGGGCTTTTAGTGAGACAGTCACACCCCATGAGGGATTAGCCATCTTCAGCACATTCTCATCCAAGTAGTCTCCCACATCGCCATCAGTGGCCTGATTAGCCTTACAAATAAAAATGAAGAATGAATCATCTTTGACCAACTCTTTCAGGACTTTCTGGCAATACTTCAGACGGTTAGCAAGGAAGCCTGTTGGAATATCCCCGGCTGTGGAGATAACAAAAAGCATACTGTTCCGGTATGCTGACATTGTTTTCTTCATAAGACCGTATTTCTTGGAATTTCTCATGGTGTGTGCTTCATCTAGGATGATGACATTTCCATTGAGAGAGTCAAGCCTGCTTTCATCATTGGCCAGTGCTTGGATAAAGAATGAACCCTCCTCGCCAAAATTGGCAGTGATGGAGTGTTCTTGGTTGTTGTCCTTAATGCGAATGTTCTTGTCATTCCATCGCTCAACATTGAACCTCAAAAATCCAAAGGCTTCCAAGGCTTGCTTGACAGAATTGGCTACAATATAGCATTTTGAACCGCTATCTGTATCAAGAATCTGATAAGCCAGAGCAATTGCAGCAGTGAAGGAAGTCTTGCCATTTTTTCTGGCAAGCATGATCAATGCTTCTTTGAAGCGTCTCTCATTTGTTCCCTTGATATAGAATCCAAAGAGATTGACCACCACAAAATGTTGCCACGGTTGAAGTAATAATGGCTTGTTACGGATTGATACCGCAAACATATCATCACCCTGCTGATGGACAATTGTGTTTTCAATGAAATGAACGACAAAATCAACCATGTCTTCATCCATCTCGAATTCTGGATTGTCTAAATCTCTCAGAAAGCGTGATGCTGCCAAAATGTTTTCTTCACAATGCTCTTCTTGATGGTCCAGAACGTGTTGAGCGTATTTTTTAGCTTTCTCCACGTTACCCATCAGCTTTCACCCGTTTCTTCTTGATCTCATCCTTGAATTTCAGAACCTCTGTGAGAACTGATCCATTGTCTTGCTCTACCACTTCACCAAGTGATTTAGGATTCATCATCAATTGATTAGAATAACTGAGTATGTCTTTCCGTAGGATTTCCATCGCTGTGAGGATTGGGACCTTTCGCTCATTCTCAGCTCCTGCCTTGTTCACATAGATATCTGTGACAGGATAGCCCATCTCAGCATAATCCTGAGCAAGTTTCTGATACTGAAATAGCATCCCTGAAAAGATGTCAATGATCATGTCAAATTCTTTGCGATAAGTCCCAAGCTCTTTCATTTGTTTGATGACTTTTGACTTGATTGATTTAGCTGTGACTGGTTTTGCCAAAAACTAGGCCTCCTTCCCAAAATCCCTTTAGTTTTTATCCCCTTTTTGTCTGAGCGGTCCCGACTTGGAAAAAGTTCCCTTCACCGGTTCCCAGACGCTCGAAAAAATTTTTTTTTGATGGGGGGGATAATCGAAAAATTCAAAAATTGAAAAATTGAAAATTTCGATTTTTACAAAATTTCATTTTTTCGATTTTTGTAAAAATTTAAAAATTCCCTTTTTCGTTTCTTTTGCCAAAAAATTCCTTGACCAATAACTTTATCATTCTTTCTGTCATGAAAAGTATTGTGTCGCTTGTTAGTGAGAGGCAAGCAATTCCATTCTTGGAATTCTAGTTCAGGATATTCAGATACTGGAAAAATATGATGAACCATTTCAGCAGGTTCTGATATTCCGTACCTCAAACTTTCCTGACAAAGATAATTATGTTTTCTTAGAATCTTATCTCTGAACTTTTCCCACTTCTTTGTCTTCAAAGAAGGTCTGACAATTTTGTTATACATATAATCCTCCTCACACAAAAAGGACAGCCAATCTCTTTGGTCTGTCCCTCTCATACTTGAAAGCTATGCTATCATAATATTTTATTTTACGTGAGAAAACAAGAGCTTATTTTCTCATCTTTCAATCCATCTTAAAATTATCCCCAATCTTAAAATGTTCAAAATCTTTTTTGCTCACCTTAAAATCTTCCTCGATAGTTTTGTTTCCTGATTTTCCTTTAACGGTTATAACATATTTTCTATCAGTTTTCCTTGGAACTAATATTGTTGTCTTGCCAGTTGAAATTGGTATCAATATCATTGTTGGTTCCTCTATATGTTTATCAGTGATGGTTCCGCTTGAAATCTCATGGCATGATGCTAGTAATATTCCAAAAGCTAAAATGCATAAAATTTTAAAATATCGCATCACTCTACTTCCTCGATTTCTTCGATAATAAATGCTACTAGCTCTCTGGGGTTAATGCATATATTAGCAATATGCATTAGATGACCATTATTAAACTGACTAACTAAACGTTTGATATCTGGTTGTTCCGCATCGTAAGCCTCGGCAGTCTTATTATTCGTTAAATGAAAAATGATTTTATTTGTAGTCATCATTCCACCTCCTCTATTTCAATCCCTTCACAATCAAACA